CAATACGCCCGCCTTTCATCCAAGGGGGCGTCTGAAGCCGTTGCCAAAAAGGGCGCGGACTTCGGATGGCGGCTGTCCCGCAAACTGCTCGCACTCGCACCAAAAAAGGGCGTTGTACGCAATGAACGCCTGGCTGCGATTGCTGCCGGTGGCGGTGTAAAGGTCCGCGATTCGATCAAGCAGCGCACCTTCGCCAAGTTCGGCGTTTCTCAGACCGTGGCTGGACGCAAGCTCCGCATGGGCAAACGCCTTGCAGCGTCCAAGGTCGTCGGTGGGAAACGTTTGAACCTCCAGGCCCTCCTGGTCCGTGCAGAACTCAATGCGCGTGAAAGCGGTCGTGGGTTCTCGGCATTGTCGGCCCGGTACAAATCGCTTTCTCAGGAATTGGCAGCGGATCGCTTCGGCGAGCAACGCAAGCGCATTCTGGACCGCTACAACCGATTGGTCTCCCAGGTTGGATTCAAGCGCGATGGAGACTCCGCCAGCCTCACATTCCGGTGGGGTGGCAACAAATCGTCCGGTGACCTGGCGGTGTCGCTACAAAAGCCCCGCCAGCAAAACGCGATCGCTTCGGCCCTGAACGAAGCTCGGGCTGACATGATGGAATACATCATCCGCAAACAGAACGAGGCCGCCAGGGCGTTGGTAATCTGATCCGATGCTTTCACTTTCATCCATGCAGTCGACGGTCGCTGCGGCAATCTCCGCGAATGCCTATTTCACGGCATCCCCGGCTGTGACCTGCATCGCTGACGATGGTCTCCAGGACTCGGCAATCGAAACCCAGTTGCGGTCGATTGGCTGCGTGGTCGTCGTGCCACCGATCCTTCGGGCCATGCGCCGAGACCTGGGAGCCGGCAAGCTCTTGTTGGATGCCGAAATCGCTGTCCGGGTTCTGATCAACCCGCACGTCAACGCATCGGTTGGCGGGGCGAACAGGAACATTTATTCGGCTGTCGCAGCAGCCAGCCAGGCCGTTTTGTCGTGGGTTCCGGCGACCGCTGGAGATCGGCGGTTCGAGACCGTTGACGACTTCATGCAGATCGCTGTAAACGACACCGGCCTCCTGGGTTACCATTTGCTTTTCACCAAACTCTCCACCCTCAACTGATCCCAACCAACCATGAACACCGCCCCAGTCATCCTCGGCAATCACGGCTTTTTCTTCCGCGATGGCGCGAGCTTCACCGTCCCGTCCGCCGGCACTGCCAGCCGCACTTCCAAGCCCGGAGCCGCTGACACCGGATGGATTGACCTTGGCATTCTGTCCGAGGCCACGATTCAGCACGAACGCGAAGAGCGCGACATCTTCGCCCCGACCCCGGGCGTGATGCGCTTGTACGACGTCATCGAAACCAAGCGTCAGCTTTCGATCAACCTGACCGCTCAGGAACTCAGCCCGCTGGCGTTTGAGTTGATCTTCGGGACGCTCGCCCTGACCAGCGCCTCGACCCAGTACAACCCGCTCGAAGGCGCGACCAAAAAGGGCTGGCTCAAGATGCAGCAGTACAACCAGACCGACGCCATCGTTAACACGGTGGACGTTTACGTTCAGATCAAGGTCTCGGGTGAGATCACCTTCGGAGACAACGTGGTGACCGCCCAGTTCGAGGCCCGCGTTCTCCATTCGACGTTGAACACCGGCACCTTGGCTTAACCCACCCACCGCAATGCCAGCCGATCCAATCACGCCCGGCTTGGCCGCGGCATGGAACAACACAGGCCCGACGATTTACGGTGTTCCTTCAAGGTTCACCGCAGTCGTCCGGGCGCAGAGCAACCTAACCTTGGCAACAGCCCTGTCCGGTACATTGGACGGGGTGAGCTTGCAGGGCACCGCGGCCACGGTTTCAAGCCGGGCCGTGTTGCTGACCGCCCAATCGACGACTGCCCAAAACGGAATCTACGTCACGTCAGCAAGTGGGACATCGGTCAACATCTCGGCTTCGTTTGGTACGGGAACAAAGGTTGTCACCGGATTGACCGCTGGCCGGCTTTACTATTGGAGCCAGTCCAACGGCTACAATGCCACCAACGGCACCGAAACACTCACCGAAAGCGGTTACATCGCCGCGTCTCCGTCAGGTACATTGACCTTTCAGGGGCCAGCATCGACCGCGCAAAACGACCAACTAAACGAGTCCGTTCTGGCTCGGTTGAGCTTGTTCGACGCGCCAAATGAGTTCCCGGTGGAACTGGTCGTCAACGTCACCGGGGGCACGTCCGCAAATACTTGGTGGCAACTTACCTCGACTGTGGTCACAGTTGGATCGTCTGCGATCACGTTCTCCCAGATCACGGTATCGAGCCTCGATGTCGGTACCGAGGACAATGTCTTCGACAACACCCCTCCAGGAGCAGTCACGCCCGGCAATGCGGCAGCATTCGACAACACCCAGCCGACGCCGGTGATGCCCTCGTTGTCTCAGTCGTTTGTCAACGCCACGCCCGACGGCAAGACCCCGGGCACAGCGGCCGCGTTCGACAACACGCCTGCAACCGCGTTGGTTCTCCAGGGCGAGACGTCGCCGGTCGCCGGCATCACCACGCCAGCAAGCCCGACGGCTGTCACCCACCTGGCGACGCTCACCGCGGGGACCAATTACCTTGTGCAGGTTGGAGCCAGAGTCGCTCCAGTCACGATTACGCTGCCCGATCCTGGCAGTCTGGCCCAACGCATCGAAATTGCGGACATCACAAGCCAAGCCGCGACCAACACAATCACGGTCAACGCCGGAACAAAAGACATCGAGACGGCAGGTCAAACGTCTTACATCATCAACCGCAACGACGCGGTCCTTGTGCTGAGTTACACCGGAACCAAGTGGAAAATCCTCTGATCCCATGATCACCAAAATTGCCGTGGCGACGACCGCCACCCTCGTCGATGCAGCCACCGAAAGGCAGTGGCTGATGATTCAAAACCAGTCGGACACCCCGATCTTCCTCTCGTTCGATGGCACCGCCGCGGTGACCACCGACGCCGGAGCCAGCCCGGGCATCCGCCTCGCACCGTGGGACACGATCATGTCCACGGACATTTCCGGCCGGTTCACCGGCAACAACTACGCGATCTACGCCATTCACGGCGGGACCGGAACCAAAAACCTTGTAATTCAGGAGGCCTAAAACATGAGTTGGAACATTCAAAAACCAGGGGACTACATCAACGGACCGCTGACGGTGGTTGGTGCAGTTACGTTGAACAGTACTCTGACCGTTTCTGGCGTTTCGGTTTTCAATAATAACGTCGGAATTGGAATTGCCACGCCCAACGTAAACGCCAATCGCTCGACGTTAACCTTACAAGGTGCGTGGGGTGGTCAGTTGGACATCAATGTCGGCGCAACCAATCACGCACAGTTCGGAAGCGACAACTTTAATACCGGCATATCGTGCCGGATTCAAAGTGCCGACGGAATCATATTCAGAACGAATGGCGGAGCAACCGAAGGAGGAAGGTTTACTACAACTGGCCAATTCGGAATTGGTGCAACTGCTTGGGGTGGTTTGCGTTTTGCTATTGGCAACACAAGCGACACCGGAGCCGCTACAAACGGGTTTGCTATCTACTCAAACCGAGCGGCTCTTACTTTGTTCTGCAATGGTGCAACCGATGCCGCTGGAAGCACTTTGAATTACAGCTGGGCAAATGGTGGACAAGGCCCGTTCATCATCGCCAACGCTAGTGGAGAAGCTGCTCGTTTTAATTCGACGGGAACTTTTGTTCTTGGCGGTGGAAATGCCGCAGCAAACGGACGCGGCGTCGCTTTCCCGGCAGCCCAGTCGGCTTCCACCGACGCCAACACGCTCGACGATTACGAGGAGGGGACTTGGACGCCGACGTTGACGTTTGCAACGCCTGGAACTCTTTCGGCAACATACGGTGTTCGTACCGGTCGATACACAAAGGTTGGAAACCTTGTCACTATTAATGCTAAGGTCGAGTTTGGTCCTGGTGGTTTTGTAAAAGGAACTGCAACTGGCACAATGATTCTTTCTGGATTACCTTTTGCACCGGCTAACAGCCTTCAGTTGTACGCTGATTTTGCTGCATCTCTTGCAGACCAAAGTGCTGGAAGTTTGATGTTTTTCACCAATCCAGGAGGTGTTGCAAACTTGTTCTCTGAATCCGTTTCGGTTTCTGGAACAAGGGTGATTCGCGATTTTGCTGCTATTACGCAAAACAACTTCGCTGCATCAAACGCTGGTTTCATGTCACTACCTATCACGTTTTCCTACTACGTTTGATTTATGCTCACCGAACGCTCAACCGTTTCACTTGTCGATGTCACGCCCAACGGCACGATCCAAGTCCGACTCGCCAACCAGATTCTGGACGGCGAGACGGTCAAGGCGCAGACTTTCCACCGCTATTGCCTGGCCCCTGGCTCTGACCTGACCGGCGAGCCGGACCAGGTGGTTGCCATTGCCAACGCCGTCTGGACTCCCGAGGTGGTTGCCGCCTACGAGGCCCAGGTCGCAGCCAACCAAAACCCCATCGGAGACTGACCCATGATCGAAACTAAGAACCGCTGCGCCGTTACCGTACGGCCCGATTGCAGCCTCCTGGTTCAGGAGACTATCGCCTATCTCAAGGACGGAGTGCAGGTCTCCGTGGAGCCTGTGGGAACCTACGACCTTGCCCCGGGTGATTCGCTCGAAGGCAAGCCGGCCGATGCTGTCCGCATTGCCAACGTGCTTTGGACTCCCGAGGTCATTGCAGCCTACGCCGCGGCGCATCCGATCCCGGAGCCCGAGGTCATTGTCGTTGAGGAGCCTGTCGTCGATGCTTCGGTCTCGACAGAGTCAACCTCGGAGGTTGAAATCGTCACGGAGACTTCCTCCGAAAACTGACATGGAAAACGCCCCTGCACTCACCCCAAAACCCGCCACCGTCAAAATCTTCGTTCTGAAGTTCACCGAGGCCGAGGCCCAAAAGGCTTTGGACATCTTCGAGTGGGCTACCAGAAACGGCGGTTTGCCGCTCGCCAAGGAGGTTCTGCCCCTGGCCGAGAAGTTCATGCAAGCCGCTGTCAAAGCGAAGGAAGCCGAGGAGGCAGCGAAGGCTGCTGCAAAGACCGAGGAACCCGTCAAAAACTGAGCCACGATGACAACGAACCACCACGAAATCCGAGACGGTTCCATCGGCATTGGGTCCGGGCTAATGTCTGCGATCATGGGGTGGCTCAAGCCATTGGGCGAGTTCGCCTCGTCTATTGGTTCCATCGTGACGTGCATCATCGCTTGTGTGATGCTCTACCGACTGCTGCGAAAGAAAGACTGACCCCATGAACGTCAAAACTACCCTAGCCGGAATCGGCTCTATCATGGCCGCTGTTGGATTTGCCCTGAAGGCGATCTTCGATGGCGACCCGGCAACCAACGTGGACATTGGCGCGACCATCGCCGCGGTGACCGCCGGCATCGGCCTCATCGCTGCCAAGGATGCCAAGCCTACCCAGGCCGCCAAACTGCCCGAGCCTACCGAACCCAAGGCGTGAATTGGGTCGAACAGATCATCACCGCCCTGGTGAAGTTCCTCTACGGCCTGACCAAGGAAAACCCGACCGCCCGAAATGCTGAAACACCTCCAGAGGTTCGCAGCGGTTGGGATGCTTGGATTCGTGGCCGGTTGCGGGACAAGGGCGGTGATGATCGACCCCAGGGCTGACGTTGTCCGCCTTGGGCCGGGAGTGCGTGGGCCGGTGTACGTCTTCGTCGACGGCCGGTGGACGCTGACCCGGAAAGTCACTTTGCCTGAAGGCTGGTATGCCGGCCCAGGGCCTCAACCCGAAACCAAACCCTGAAAGAACCCATGACTGACAGCATGGCCACATTGATGGGCGGCAAACAGCTTGTCGCCTACCACCTCGACGGAACGCAGGAGATCGTGACCCTCCGGCAGTTGCCCGTTCGATCCCTGCCGCAATACCTCGCCACCATCGACGACGAGGCTGCCCGCCTGGAACTCATTGCCGACAAACCGGCTGGGTGGGCGGACAAAATCAGACCTGACTCGCACGTCGAGCTTCTGGAGGCCGGGGAGGGCCTCAATTCGGATTCTTTTTCCGCGTGGCTCCGTCGCAGAGTGCAGCGACAGGAGCAACTGGTGCCGGGATCAAGCGGCGAGTTGGGCAAGCAACTGCTGTCAGCCTCGCCGACTGGGTTGCCGAATGCGCGGTCCGCTGTGGTCTAACGCTCGCCCAGGCGGCAGACCATAGTCCGGCCCAGCTTCGACTTTTGGCTGCCGCAGCCTCGCGCATTGACGCGGGGTCGGGGTTGCTCAATCTGCACACGACCTACGCGGCAACGGCCGCAACGGTTGCGAAGGAGGGCAGGACCGTGTTGGAACGCCTCCAGAAGCAACTGACGAAACAAGCGAAAGGGGGCTGACATGGCTGACACCAATTTACGGATCAAGATCGGGATGCAGGGGGCCGCGGACGTCAACGCGGGCCTCCGGGCTATCGGGTCGGCAGCGTCGAGCCTCAAGGCAACGCTGGCCGGCATCGCTGCGTCTGTGGGCGGCCTGGTCAGCCTGGGGGCTGCAATCCAGCAGTCTGTCAAGTTCAACGCCGAACTCGAACAACAGGCCGTCGCATTCAAGACGCTCCTGGGGAACGCCGAGGCCGCCTCCCGTCGCATGGCTGAGTTGGCCAAGTTCGCCGCCCAAACCCCGTTCGAGCTTCCTGAGATCGTCCAGGCTTCGAAGGTTCTCCAAAGCCTGACCAACGGCGCGTTGGCATCCGGTGATGGTCTCCGCCTGGTCGGTGACGCTGCCGCCGCGACCGGTCGCCCGCTGGAGGAGGTCGCCATGTGGGTTGGCCGCTTGTATGCTGGCCTTCAGTCTGGGACGCCTGTCGGTGAGGCCACGGTTCGGTTGTTGGAAATGGGCCTGATCTCAGGGACCACCGCCCGCAAGCTCAACGACCTGGCTGAGTCTGGTCAGGGAGCCGGTGAGGCCATGACGATCCTGCGGGATACGTTCGGCCGTCTGGGTGGCGCGATGGCTGACCAGTCGCAGACGTTCAGTGGTCTGCTTTCGACTCTCAGGGATACGTTCAACATGGCCCTGGCCGATATCGGCAAGCCGTTGTTTGACGCGCTCAAGATTGGGATCGCTGCCCTGATTCCTGTCATTGAAGACGTCGGCTCCAAAATCAGTGCATGGGTCACGTTGGCGATTCGCTCATGGCAGGATGGCCGGCTTTCCGAAATCATCGGTCTGACCATCGAAGCGGGTGTCGAAATCGGCACCGAGGCTTTCAAGGAACTGAGTTCCAAGGTCATCGGGTTTTTCACTGATCAACGGATCGCAAACGCAATCGGCAATGCGACGATGACCCTGGTCGCCGGAACAGCCAATGCGTTCATCGAACTCAACGCGTTCTTCCAAAGTTACTGGAACTCAGTCGGGGTCTACGCTGCCCAGGCAATCGGGGCCGCGATCCGCGCTTCAATAAACGCGGTGCTGGCCTCGGTTTCCGTCGCCACGTTGGGACGGGTCAACCTTCCTCTCGTTCAACAGACTGCGGTCAACTTCGACGATGCCCTGGCCGCAGGGTCTGCGATTGCGCGAGCGAATGCCAAAAAGCAAAAGGAACTTGTCGATGCGTTGCTGTCCAGTTACCGGGATTTCATCGCTGCCGAAGGTGAGTCAAACACCGAGAGCGAAAAACAGGTCAGCGCGAAGGCTCGTTTGCTGCAACTGCTGAAGGAAATCGAAGATTCGACGAAGCGCACCAAGGAGGCGGCAAAGGGTGCGGCTGGACCCGCTCCGGTCGAGGAAGCCAAGGCCGCCAACATGAAGGCCATCACGGCAGCGGTCGAATTGCAGATGACCGAGCGGATCGCTCAGATCAATGCGCAACGTGCCGCATCCGAGGGTTCCTGGCTGACGACTTCCGCTCAAAAGTTCCGCGAGCGCAAGCAACTGCTGGAGGCCGAATACAAGGTTATCGTTGACCAGATTCGAGCCTACGAACAGATGCGCGAACTGGCAGTGACAGCCGAGGAACGCCAGCAAATCGAAGGGCGCATTTCAGCACTCGGAGCCCAGGGTGTTGGCGTCATGACCCAGCGGCAATCCATGGGGCCTGACCCGCAATCGTTTGGTCAAAACTTCCAGGCCACGGTGGTCCAACTGCAAAACCAGTTCGGGACAGTCGCCCAGCAAATGGCGTCGACTTTTGCGGACGTGTTCAACTCTGCGATCTCGTCCATCTCGAACGGGATCACCGGCCTGATCCTGGGGACAATGTCCTGGGGCCAGGCCCTTGCGATGATCGGAACGACGATTCTCACCACCATTGTCCAGTCCATCGTCCAGATGGGTGTCCGGTGGGTGGCGACCCAGATCCTGATGGCGACAGTCGGCAAGTCGATCATGGCTGCGAGCCTTGCCGCGACCGTCCCGATTGCTGCTGCTTCGAGTGCCGTCTGGGCCACGCCCGCGACGTTGGCGACGATTGCGTCCTACGGTGCAGCCGCGGCAGCCGCTCCTGGGTTCATCCTTGGCGCCCAGGGCATGGTTCTGGCTCAGTCGCTGGCCGCGTTCCGGGAAGGTGGTTACACGGGCGACGGCAACCCCAACGACGTGGCGGGTATCGTCCACCGCGGCGAGTTCGTTGTCCCGGCTGACGCTGTGGATCGCATCGGGTTGTCCACCCTCCAGGCAATGACCGCCGCGGGTTCCTCTGATCCTGGTGCGTTCACTTCCTCGGCTGCCCCGGGGCCGATCACTCTCAACATGGGCGTCTTCGACAACCCGGCCCGGCTCAACGATTGGGCGCGGTCCAACGAAGGGCGGACTGTCCTGGTGGACATCATGCGCCAACACGCCCATGAGTTCTCCCGCGCATGATCTCGACAACCTTTGCCGGTCAATCGGTCTTCCTGCTCAACGACGCTCCTGACTGGGGCTCGCCAATCGGTGCGACCTTCGACCTGGTCAGCCAGTTCGAGGAAGGACTGACAGGCCGAGAATCTCGACGCCCCCATGCCGCAACCCTTCGGGCCAAGGTGCGTTTTCGTCTGACGATCCAAGGGACAGACGCTTTCACGCTCAAGAACGCGCTGCGGGCCTACCAGGCGCAGCCAATCATCGTTCCTTTCTGGCCCTTAGCAGAGACATGGTCAAATCGGGCAAATATTGCGGCGACAGGTCTCCGAATCGCTTACAAAGCGGACTGGTCAACGTGGGAGCTTTACACGTCGGTCGAACCTGGCTGGGTGTTGGCTGACGACATGGTTGCTCCAGCGTTCTGGGGTCGCCTGGAGGATCGGGAAATGGTTTGGCTGAATGCCACCGTCGCCCAGTTTGATGTCGACTTCACCGAGACCGGCCCAACGACTTACGCTCTGATTCCTGGAAGTCAGACGTTCCAGGGTGGTCCGAACCTGGCCGGTTACGCGAGCAACCCTCGGTTGTGGCCGACCGCGTTGGATTGGCGGGACGTCCCCGAGTCGTTCTCGGTGCGAATCATCCGGGAGCAACTGGGCTTTGGCCGCGCTCCGTTCGAGACGGTCTATCCGCAGACCAGCGTCCGTGAATCTCAGTTCCGCACGATCACCCAGTCATCGGCCGAATGCTGGAAGCTGTTGAGGTTCTTCGCTGACCACGGGGCCGGCAAAGCGTTCTGGACTCCAACCTGGCACTCGGCTGCTGTCATGGCGGCAGACCTCGCAGCCGGGGCAACTGCGCTGTCTGTCAATTCCGCTGTCGGAATCCTGCCTGGTGATTACCTGGCATTCGTGCAGGGGACTGGCATTCAGACCTACGCTCGGACTTCGACGATTGTCGGGACCACGGTCAACCTGTCGAGTGCGCCAGGAGCCTTCACGGCATCGGACACCGTTGTTGCGACGATGGTCCTGGCCAGGTTCGAGAAGCCGAGGATCGGGCTGGAATTCATCATGGGGTCCGTCGCCCAGGGGGCGGTCTCAATCGTTGAGCTTCCGCCGGAATACTCACCGGCAGCCGACGAAACGTTGGGAACGACCATCGGCCTCCTGACGACTCGGGGTTACATTTACGAGCTTGCCCAGACGATTTCCGGCACGACAACGACCACAAGGCTGACCAGTTACGAATCCGACCTGACCGTTGGGGCGAACACCTACACGGCCCGACGTGTCGATCATGGAACGGTCAAGCAGTCGTTGTTCCTGGACCGGGACGAGATCGAATTGAGGTCCGAGGTCGTTCCTGGAGATCCACTCGCCAAGCTGGCAACAGTCCAGGCCGAGGCCCCGGTCCGGTTGACGATCAAATCGGTCGACGTGTCTGGATCAACTGGGTCATCCGAAACGGTGCTGTTCACCGGGGACATCATTGGCCTGGCTGTCAGAGGGTCCAGGCTCACCGCAAAGGCCGTGTCCGCTGGGACGGTGTTCGACCGCATTTATCCGAGGTTCAGGATGCAGGTGGGTTGCAACCATGCGTTGTTCTCGCCTGGCTGCGGTCTGATCAAAGCCAACTGGGAGTTCACTGCCAATGTTCTCAACCCTGGCACAATCGGCTATCCGTTCACCTTCGACCTGTTCAACCTGGCCAGGACAACCGGCGCGATGCCCACGATATCGTCCGGGTGGTTTTCTGGAGGTTGGGCCGAGTTTGGAAGCGGTGCGAGTCTGACACGCCGGGCAATCATCGGGAACACGGTGCCGGCCTCTGGCATCTTCACCATCACATTGGCCCGAGATCCTTCCCCGTTTCCGTCGGTGTTCACGGCTGTCAAACTGTACCCTGGATGCGATGGGGCAAAGGTGACGTGCGTGGACAAGTTCGCCAACTTCGTCAACTTCGGTGGGCATCCGTTCATGCCGGCAACGAATCCGTCGCTGGTGAAGGTCTCGCAGAACATTGGAGGGGGCAAAAAATGACGACAACATGGTTCAACGAGGAGCGCATCGACGCACTCGAAGCGGAGGCTGCAACCTGGGTTGGGACGCCTTTCGCTGCCAACTCATCCGCCAAGGGCCTGGGTGTTTCCTGCCACACGCTGGCCGGTGCGCTTTACACCGCCGCGGGGTGGGGCGAGGTTGTCATCCCTGAGGTTCCGATTTCGCATGGACGGTTTGGTGAGGACTCGCTCGCCAACCCGTTCTTCGAGGCGATGGCCGAGAGGTTCACGCAACTGCCCCATGACTCGGAGATCCTGCCCGGTGACGTGCTGGGCTTCAGGATCGGTCGCATCGTTCACCACCTTGGCATCGCGCTCCGCAATGGTCGGTTCATCCACGCGCTCGACGGAATCGGGACGACGGTGTCGACTGTGGAGGACGCAACCTATCGGTCGAGACTGACGACCATCTGGAGGCCGAACCCGTGAAAGGCGAAACGCGCAACCAACCCGATCCTCAGATCAACGACGGCAACACCGAGCCGGAGGACTTCTCGACCAACCAGGAGGCCGCTTCGATCCCGTGGTTCTGTGGTGAGCGCAAACTCGCGCTCCGGTGGATCTCGCCGATTTACAACCAGTTCACGAAGGAAGCCCCGGTCGAGCGTCCGGGCAAGAAATAGGAACCGACGACCATGGCAAAAAAGGGAGGGGACGCAGGGTCCAAGCTTTACGACTATTACGGTACCATCGCGGGCATCGTTTGCGCGGGACCGGTCGACGAACTGGTCGCCATCCTGGTGGACGGCCGCATCGTTTGGCCGACTGCCACGTTCTGGAATGCCGGTCAGACGGTGGCGATCGGTGACCTCCGGCAATGGCTTGGGGTCGTCTGGAAAGCCACCCAGGCGCACACCACCAGCAACGCGAACAAACCTCCGACAGCAACCCATTGGGTGCGCTACTCGTTGGTGCGAACCGTTGGACCTTCAGCGACGAACCCGTACCCGTTGACGGTCGATGGGTATGGGGCAGCGTATTTTTACTGGGGAACCGATGACCAGGTTCTCGATACGGTGGGCGAGGCCCGGCTGTCAGCGAATGGGCATCCGGCCTACAGGAGGCAAGCCGTCCTCGTTCTCAAAGACTTCCTTTTCGGCCGAGAGCGAACCTCCGCGCCCAACGTCGAAGTCGTTGTCCGACGCAAGCCGAACCAGACCATGGTGACGGGAGATCCTGCCACGTTGATCGACGGACAGGCCAACCCGGTGGCCGCAATGGCTGACATCTACACCGACCCCGTGTTTGGGGCTGCACTGACTCCTGACATGCCGGGAGGCCCGGACTCTACGACCTGGCAATCCGCGGCCACCGCGATCCAGGGAACGATTGACGAAACCGGGATCTCGCCTGTGCTGACTCAGGCAAGGAGTCTCCGCCAGATTACGGCCGACATTCTGGCCTACTGTGACGGCTGGGTGCGGTTCTCGTCTGTCGGTGAAATTGAGGCCGGGCGGTTCCCACACAATGCCGCTCCGCCTATGTTCACTGATGCCACGACCATCGACTTTCACGATCTCATTGATGAGGTGAGTTACACTGCCGATGGCTGGTCTACGACCTACAACCAGACCCAGGTCAAGTTCAACGACCGGGAACGCAGCTACCGAGACGGCTCCGTGGCTGTTGTCTCCGGTTACAACCTGGCGGTGACTGGTGAACCTAGGACGGCAAAAGTCGATCGACCCTGGATCACTCGACGGACCCAGGCAGCCGAACACGCGGCCGAATACCAAAAGATCGTCGGCGAGCCGAAGCTGTCAGGGTCACTGGTGGTTCGTGCTGAAAAGGCCTCGAGCATCCGCCCGGGTGACCTGTTTCTCCTGACCCACGACGCGCTGTCGGTCTCCATCGTCTGCCGATGCATTGGCAAGGAATTGGCCCAGCCTCCCGCAGGTCGCGCCACACTTCGATTCGAGTCTGACAGGGCCTCGGCTCCTGTGCCGTTTGCCCAGACTGGTACAGCGGACGAGGGCAGTGCCTATCCGGCAAACGAGACGCTGTCGCTGCAACAGTTCTTCCAGCCGCCTCCGGCAATGTTCGATTCGGACACCGACGCCGCGGTCGTCCCGTTGGTGGCAAGGACTTCGCCGGTCACGACTGGGGCCAATGTGTGGCTTAAAAAGGAGGACGCATCCGGGTTCTACCGACTCGGGCCAATCGACCAGTTTGCAATCCATGGAACGATCCAGGCCTCCTGGACGTACTACAGCCGCGCCACGTCGACCAGAAGCCGCTCGACCAATGTGGCAACGGTAACGACCTCTGCCGCCCACAATCTGACGACCGGGGACGTGGTGACCATCTACGGGTTTGCCGATGCAACCTTCGACGGGACGGTGACCGTCACGGTGGTCAATTCGACGACGTTCACCTACCCGAACACTGGATCGTTTGTTTCTACGACCACGGACACGGGTGGAACGGTCACGACTGGAAACGAGGACAACACCGAAAACCTCCGGGTCACGCTCGACGCGGGCACGGTAGGTGCGGACCTGTCCAAAATGCTGTCTACCCAGACCGAGGACGCGATCAACGACAACGCGGTGTACGTCGTGATCTTCAAAAACTCCGACCGCAAGGTGTTCGAGGTCTGCACTCTCAGAGCGATGCGAGTCATCTCCGGGGAATCGTTCTATCGGCTGAAGGTTCGACGGGCCAGGTATGGCACCGCGGTCAGGACAGCGGACGTCGCTGACAAGGTCTGGATCGGTTACCGTTCTGACCTGGTCTCCATGACCCATGAGTCGTTCGTCTCGTACCTGGAGAACCTTTCGACAGCTACGTTCAGGCTTCAATCTGCCAATGCCGAGTCGGTTGCTGACCTGTCGAACACGACGCTCTGCCCGAACATTTCCTACACGTTCGCCGATCCCTACGCACCGACGACCACGTTCACATCGGTCCAAAAACTGACCAGCGTCACGGCAAACACCTGGACGGAAATTACGGACTTCACCGGACACTTCGAAGTCACGGATCGTTTCCGCGTTGATGCCACCATCACCGACCTATCCGCTGACCTCACTGGGGCTCGACTGTACGCAAAAAACGGGTCTTCAGAACTGACTTTGTGGTCTGCTGACTACACCGATTCGAGCATCCAGAAAGTCACCTGTGAGTTCACTTTGCCAACCAAAGGCGCTTGGTTGGTCTTCATGGCCGGCCTCGACAGGTCTGGACGAATCCGAATCAAACAACTCACCGCAGGGGGCGGGACAACCGCGGTGACGATCAACATCAAACAGAACAACACCGAGACATCCGCGCCGAGCTTCAGCCCTCCAGGCATCGGTTTCCGGGCTGGTCAGTTCCCGATTTCAGTCACGCTCACGACGACGACCGCAGGGGCTCAAATCAAGTATTCCATCGTGAATCTTGGGCAACCTGTCGGGGCGTTCACCAACGTGGCCGCGACCACTACGACCGTCGCTGTGGGTCGGAACAAGCGGCTCTACGCCAAGGCAGATGTTGGTGGGTCAAACGAGTCGATCCTGATTTACCACGAATACTACGTCGAGGTGGACGAATACTATCCGCCACGGGGTTCGATGCCGTAAAATCAGGCCTTGCATTGAACCCATCGTTGGGTTATTTCCTGACCCGACGATGCGATGCCCTGTCTGCAATTCAACCTTTGCCGCAAGCCCTGGCGACCTCGCCAGAGAGATGGGGCGCAGCACGTCGAAGAAAAAGGCCGCAGCCGCCCGCCGCAATGGCAAAAAGGGTGGCCGGCCGAGGAAGGAAAAATGACTGAGAACAATGAAACGCAACAGGTCGAGATCGTCCAAAACGACGCACTCGGAGCCATCGAACGCGCCCAGGTAGACGTTCAGATATCAACAGCCCGGAAATATCCGCGCACGTTGTCAGCGGTGAAGCAGCGAATGCTGTCTTTTGCCACCCTCGACGAGGAAACCGCTGCTTCGTGTTTCTACACGCTCCCGGCCCGCAGGGGTGGGGACGACAAGCCCATCCAGGGTCCGTCGGTTCGCATGGCCGAGATTGCCCTGGCAAGCTACCAGCACGTCAAAGCCGGGTCCCGGATCATCGCGGACGATGGGAAGTTCATCGTCGCCCAGGCCGTGGTGCATGACCTGGAGAACAATGTCGCGGTTTCCATTGAGGTCCGCCGCCGGGTCACCAACAAACGGGGCGAGCGGTTCTCCGATGACATGATCGCGGTAACAGGCAACGCCGCTTGTTCGATTGCCCTGCGCAATGCCGTGTTCCGGGTGGTTCCGAGAGCATTGATCAATCCCGTGTTCGATGCTGCCAAGCGGGTGGCGGTTGGGGACGTCAAGAGCCTCACGACCAAGCGGTCCCAGGTGCTGGGCCGACTCAAACAAATGGGTGCGAAGGATTCTGCCATTCTGGCTGCGGTCGGTGCTGAAAAGGTCGAGGACATTGACCTGGACAAGCTGGAAATCCTGATCGGTCTCGGCACCAGCATCAAAGACGGCGAGGTCAGCCTCGAAGAAGCGTTCCCTGGTGCGCAGAAAAACGAGGGCCGCCCGGTCTTCACTGATGCCCCCAAGGTAACCGCCCCGTCGCAGGAACAGCCCGCCACGCCCGCGCCGGTTGTTTCCGAGGTGAAGCCTGAGGTCAAAGCAGAGGAGCCCGCAGGAACACCGCAGGAACGCCTGGCCGCTGTCGTGACCGGTGCCGGGTTCACGATTCAACAGTTCAGCGAATGGGCCATTGCCATCGGGTTCCACTCTGCTGCGATCAATGACTGGTCCGAGGTTTCCGACCAAATTGCCAACCGCATCCTCCGCAGTCCGAAGGGCCTGGTCACCCAACTGAAGGGAGGTGCGAAGTGAACGCCCTCGAACTCCGCAACGTGGGTTCGGTGGAAATCTCCATCGCGCCCTCCGCCGCAGCCATCCGCGACGATGCAATCGCTGCGGCCGGGTGGATCGCCCAGGTCGCAAGCCAGGCGCAGTTCGCCGCCGCGGCCGAGGCCCTGAAGGGTCTCCGCTCCGTTGCCAAAGCTGTCGAGGCTTCACGGACCGCCATCAAGGCTCCGGTTCTGGACCTCGGAAAGAAAATCGACCAGACCGCGAAAGCATTCGTGGCTGAGGTGGATCATGAAATCACCCGCCTCACCGGTCTCATGACCCAATGGGAGATCGAACAACGCCGCATTGCCGCCGAGGCTGAGCGGAAACGCCAGGAGGAGGAAAGGAGGGCCAGGGCCGCTGAGGAGGCCAGGCTCGCTGAGATCCGCCGGCAACAGGAGGCAGCCGCTCGGGCCGAGTTGCTTGCCAACACTGAGGCCGAACGTGCCGCCGCTGAAGCCCGTCGAATCGCCGCTGAGGTCGCTGCCGCTACTGAACGCGAGAACGCTGCAGCGCGGGCCGCTGCTGCACATCTGATCGCAGTCGTCGATCCTCCGAAGGTTGCCGGGACAGTGGTCCGCGAGGATTGGACCTTCGAGGTGACTGACCTCCGGGCGTTCGCCGTCGCGCATCCTGACCTGGTGGAAATCACGGTCCGCCGGGCCGACGTGCTGAAGCTCATTCGGGGTGGATGCCGGCAACTCGCACACGCTCGGATCTACACCGAGACCAAGGTGGGGGTGCGCGTATGAGCGACCGCATCGCAGAACTGGCCGCGCTGATCGCCGGTCGCATTCCTGGACTGATCGAAGAGGCCCGGGACCAGATCAACGAGTCGATCAACGCCACGATGGAAGACGCCCAGGAGCGCGAGAACGGCAAAGCGATCCTGTCCCTGGCAATCACCGCCAAATGGGATCTCGACGGTAACTCCGTGGTGATTTCGATGCCGGTGTCTGTCCGCCGCAAGTTCGAGGTGGTCGGCAAGCTCGAAGATCCGAACCAGGAAAACCTCCCGTTCGTTACGACAGAGGAAGACTTCCAACGTGACCGCGCAGCCGCATCGGTGGTCGAAAAGGCACTGAACAAGTTCCAACAGACCATGAAGCAGCACGGTGCGACCGTGACTATTGAGAAAGGGACGAGCCTGTGAGCGACGAACGTCAAGGACTTCCGTCCGCGTCATCTGCTGCGCGATACGCTGTTTGCCCCGGGTCATTCCTGCTGGAGCAACAGGTCACCGAACCGGAGGTTTCATCATCTGATGCCACCACCGGAAACCGCATCCACTCATACCTCGCTGGCGAGATCATTCAACTGCCAGACGAGGAACAGCGTATCGCATCGGCCTGTCGTGCGATGGAGGACACGTTGCGCAAGGCCGTGTTCCCGTTCGAAACCGCGTTTCTTGCGATTCGGGAAAGACGCCTGTGGGATTACGACAGAGCCTTCGAAAAGGCGTGGTCCGGGAAACCGGACGTGGTCTATTACGACGAGGCAACAGCGACAGCCCTGGTCATCGACTACAAGACCGGCCGGGGAACTGTCGAACACGCGACTGGGAACGTCCAACTGAGGGCGTTGGCTGTCCTGGTCAACCTGACGTTCGGTCCATTCCGGCAAATCACGGTCTCAATCATCCAACCTTCCGAAAGTGAGCCAACCACCTGCACCTATGGTGCGCAGGATTTGGTCCGCGCCGAGGCCGAGATGGCGAGACTGATGGAATCAGTGCGGCAACCTGGTCAACCGCGTGTACCGTCGTCTGACGGCTGCAAATACTGTCGAGCGAAACCCATCTGCCCTGAAGCCCGCGGGGTCGTTGAGACGCTGCCAGCCACCGTGCAAAAAGAGTCCGGCGAGATCGTCATGAGCCCGGAACAAATCGCAGCGTTCCTGGACAAGATCCCGCTGGCTGAAGCAGTCATCGAATCGGTCAGGGGCAAGGCCCGCCGAATCCTCGAAGCCGGTGGAGCAATCCCAGGCTGGAAGCTCAAGCCCGGGGCCGTCCGCGAGTCAATCACCAAGCCCGAGGTCGTGTTTGGTCGATTCGTCCAGGCTGGTGGAACCCAGGAGCAATTCGCGGGGGCCATCACAATCACCAAAACAAAGTTCCGGGACGCTGTGAAAACTGCGACCGGATCAAAAGGCAAGGCCCTGGACGAACTCGTCGAGGGTCTCCTGGAAGACTGCACCGAACAGAAAGCAACCTCACCGTCGATCATCAAAGAGAAAGCGAACGAATGAAACCCGTCATGGAAGACACCGACAACCACCCGATGGACATGGTCGAAGAGTTCATGCTGACCTTTGGTCAGGACGTTCCTGGGATCTCCAAAATGCCAAAGCCTGAGGTTCAAAACCTGCGGTTTCGACTGATCGACGAAGAGGCCCAGGAACTTGCAGCGGCAACCGACCTGGTCGAATACCTGGATGCAGTCGGGGACCTGCTCTACGTCGTGTACGGGGCCGCCCTGGCTGCTGGATTCACGTCTCAACAGGTGGACGATGCACTCGCTGAGATCCACCGAAGCAACCTGTCAAAATTGTGGAGCGAAGACGAACTGACCAACGTTCCGGCTGATGCTCGCGCACTTCCGGCTGGTGAAGGCCGCTGGATCGTCAGACGCAACGACGGGAAGGTCATCAAGTCGCCGTCCTACTCACCGGCAAACCTCAAGCCCATCATCGAATGAGAAGCCTGAGAGGAACCGGGTTCGCTCGCATCCTGAATGCGGCAGAAATGCACACGGCAGAGTCTGGAAATCCAGTCATGCTGCTGACTGTTGAGTTCGAGCAACGGACTCTTGCAAAGGGGACGGCCTATGCCCAGCGGGTCCAGTTCCGTTCATTCGCCGCCGAGGATCATGCCCTGGTCGATTCGCTTCGGGCTGGCGTTCTGATCGCCTTCGATGGTGATGCAGACGCTGTCGCCGAGAAGAGCCCGACGGGCTGGTGGTATGCGAACCCGCGGGTCACGGGTCGAATCCTGACCGTCATCGACCCAGAAAGTGGGCTGCGTCATGGCTGAGATCCTTCAGTTCGTGGTCGTCGGCCAACCCAAGGCTCAGCCTCGGGTCAAGGCGTTCCGCAGGGGCAATCGCGCTGGAGTGTACGACCCTGGGACTGCCGATGGCTGGAAGCTCGCTGTCGGTGCTGCGTGTCGGGCGAATTGGAACCGGGTGCAGTTCCTGGGACCGCTTCGCCTAGTTCTCGGGTTTTTCATGCCGCGACCCAAGGCGCACTTCACCAGGAGTGGCGACATCAAACCGAACGCTCCAACCTGGCACGAATCCAAGCCTGACCTGGACAACCTGGCGAAGGCTGTCATGGACGCGCTGACCCAGCTTCAGGTCTGGCGCGACGATTCCCAGGTGGTCCAACTGGAGATCGGCAAGGCGTACGGACACCGGGCTGGATGCCTGGTCATCCTCGGATCGGCATCGTCACCCGATCCACTGCTGCGATTGAACCTTCAGCAGTTCACAGACTGACCGACACGGGGGCCGCGCATCCGAAAAACGCGGGTCAAAATCTTTTTTAGAAAGGGCTTGCAAGATCACGTTTCTTCGTTAAATTAACAGCATCGAAGGCAATCAAGCCTTTGTGAAACGGTACGAATCAAAAATGAATAACACGATCAAGATTGCTGCCCGCTACTCAAACCTGACCGATGCCGTTGCTGCCACAGGGATGGACCTGAGCTACAACGAAGCCCACGCCCGCCAGACCATCCGCTATACGGAGCGCGACCAGCAGTTAAAGCTGGTGGCGGTCTTCTCTGACGATGCAAACCAGGTCTGGTACGTTATCAACAGCGTTCGCGAGAACCTCAAGCTTCTGCACAAATTCGAGCCGTTTTTCTCCTGCCTGTCGGACGCTCCGTTCAAGGTTCTCGTTCCCATCAAGGACGGCGAGGTTTCGGATCTCGACCAGGCCGACAACCTGAAGCAGATCGGGTTGGCCAAGAAGGAAAACAAGTCCCGCCGAGTGATCGCCAATGCCGGAATGATCGCTGGCTAAGCATTTCAGGGCATGGCGGTGCCCATCAAACCGCCCATCCGACCTGGGAGGAATCCAGGGAACCAGGGGCGCGACTGGCCAACGCGCACAACTTCAACACCTACCGAATGACTTCTATGATCACCGTCCAACTTCCGACCGATCCCGCTTACTGGAGCTGCTTTTGGGGCAGCGATTATCAAGAGGGTATTGCCCGAGCCAACGACAACCTTGAGGCCATGATCCGCAGCGAGTTTGCCGACGCGCCTTTTGAGATCCGCTTCGAGCGCACTGCAACCCCAGCACCACGCGGGGTCATCGGGCACGACGAGGAGGCCGTGGAGGCTGTGTTCGAGTTCATCGCCACCAACTGGACCAACGCGCTCTGAACCATGAACCTGACCAACCTCATCACCGCATTGATCGCCGTGGAATCCGGCGGGCGGGACAGTGCAATCGGTGACCAAGGCCGAGCCTTGGGGCCGCTCCAGATCCACCGGGCCGTGGTGGTGGACGTGAACCGATTCACCGGGTCGAATTACCGCTGGGAGTCGATGACCAACCGCGCCCAGGCCAGGGCCGTCTGTGAAGCCTACCTTCGGCACTACGGACGTGGGGCGACGACCGAGCAACTCGCCAGGCGATGGAATGGCGGTCCCACTGGAGACCGGAAACCAGCGACGCTGCCCTACTGGAGGAAGATCGAAAAGGAACTCTCACGATGAACAAAAAGCCGTTGCTCAGGCTCCAGGGAATTGACGCTGCCCCGATGTCGAAAGAGACCGTGGGCGAGGCGTACCGTGCAGCCAAAAGGCATCGGCTCGTCAACAATCTCAGCCCCTGGAAACGCAAACCGAAAACCAAATGACTGACCAAGAACGCATCCAACAATTGATCGCAGAACGCGACACCGCACGACGACAGGCAGACCAAAAATGGAAGCTCCGCGAGGATCTCCAGGCCGAACTCGGCACGGGAGACCCGGAACAAGCGATCCGCGAAATCCGCAAGCTGAAGGCAAAGGTCAAGCAACTGGAGGCCAAGCAATGAAAGAGAAGCCAAATGATGGAGGGCCGGCGTTTCCTCATGCGGTCCAGTACATTCACAACGGAGTCAACTTTCCGTTCCATGGCATGAGCCTCCGCGCACACTTCGCTGGCCAGGCTCTCATGGGTTGGGCGGCCGGTCGAAACCACTCAATGTGCGACTCAGATCCGGACAAGGTCGCTACGACCTGCGTGGCCTACGCTGACGCGCTGATTCGAAAGCTGGAGGCAAAGCCGTGAAGCTGCACGAACTCCCACCGGATCACCGACTCCGAAACATCCCGATTCAATCCATTGAAGGGCTGCGCATCCACTGCCGAAAAACCACCTACAAGGCCAAGCCCGCGACGTGGAAGATCGGCAATGAAACCTTCAACCGCCTCGGGGAGACCTGGCGCGTCAACTTTGACTTCATCGTGGAGGCCAAGTCGTGACCGGCCACTACACCCTCATGTCGTGCAACGGGCTTGAGTGGATCCAGCCACCAAGCAATCAATCCAGGATACCCGGATCTTACGGCTATTACGATCCGCCATTGGCAATCGTCAACGAACTCAACCGTCTGGTCGACCGCATCAAGCGGCTGGAGGAGGCGGGGGATGTACTATGTGCTGCTGCCGCCTTTATGGGGTGGCACATGGAGATTGAGAAGTGGAACAAAGCAAAGGAGGCCAAGCCGTGAGTGCAATGAATTACATTGGAAAGATACTCAAAATGTTTCGTGGAATTGCATGTTCTCATTATTGGGAACCAGTAAACAACAGTTTCCATGGCCCACATTCTCACTGGGACGTTGCATTCAATGTTAAAAGAAAATGGAAATGCATCCATTGCGGTAGGCAGACGCTTTCAGCAAATCCAATTAGCTTCATCAATCAAAATAGAAACCAAGCCAAGGAGGCCAAGCCGTGAAGCCAGCACCCACCGCCACGATCATCTCCGCGCTCCGCATCATCGGGACTCAGATCCAGTCCGACGATGGGGCTGTTCAGGCTGCCCTGTTCGAGGCCGCAGAACGAATGCAAGCCCTGGTCGATCTCACCGCTCGCCAGGAACAAACCAACAAGGCGTTGAAGGCTCACCTTCGCAGGATCACCGACAGGGCCTCGGTTCTCGACGACCAGGTGTCCAACCTGATACGGCACTGCAAAAAGCACGGTGTCCCGGTTTCATCGGTGGACATCATTGAAGGGCCAAAATCGTGAGCGCGACGCTGACCTCAGAACAGATCGCCCGACTCCTAGGGCCACAGCCGACCCATGCGTTGGTCCCGACGAAGAAATTGACGAACGGTGTTCTCTTCCACAAGCCGTTGCCCGACGAGGCTGTCCGGGATATCCGCGCAAGGTGGGGTCGTGGGGAGCCCATCAAAGACATTGCAAACGATCACGGAATCACCCGAGCCGCTGTTTCGCTGATCGGTTCAGGCCAACGCCGGAGGGACGTGATTTGAGTCCATGCTTGTCCGCTGATGCCCGCAGACTTGAAACCAAGGCGTGTTTCTGGTCCACGGGTCATCATCGTGAATGTCGTCACCGCCTGCCGCCGGGTCATGGCCGTCGGGTGTTCTCATGGCAACAGAGCCAACCCGAACGCACTGGCTGCCGCCCTTTTGTTCCGGGAACAATTCCGCCCGGACGAGGTCATCCACCTGGGCGATGCCTACGACCTGGCCAGCCTTCGGGCTGGTGCATTGGCCAACCCTGACGACTCGGATCATGCCGACGATTACCTGGACGACATTCGATGCGGGGTCGAGTTCCTGGATGCGCTCCGGCCGACGGTCTTCATCGTTGGGAATCATGACCTGCGGGCTCTCAAATACACCAGGCATCACAACACGGTTGTCCGCGGGTTCGCCGAGGCCGTCTGGCAACAAATGGTCGCGCCCATCGAACGCCATGCACGGGTTTTCATCAAACATCACGACGTCCTGGATCGCTCCTGGTACCGGCTGGGCGGGTTCCGATGGGGTCATGGGATTCTCTTCGGCGAGAACTTCCTGCGAGACTCTGCCGAGACCTGGGGCGATTGTGTCGTGGCCCATGCCCACCGCGCTGGAATGGCCACCGGCCGCACCGAAAGCCACCCGGTTTGTCTGTCACCTGGTACGCTGGCAGATGCCGCGGCCATGGACTATGCCCTGCGAAGACGTTCAACGCTGGCCTGGTCGCACGGCATCGTTTTCGGGGAGTTCACCGACGATTCGGCCCAACTCTACGTTCACCAATGGAGCCAAGGCGAAACACAATGGAATCTTCCGAACTTCTGACACGCATCCGGGAGGAGATCCAGCAGACCATTCAAACCCCGGGGCCGGAGTGGAAGACCGTCGCGCAATGGGGGGCCGAATGGGGACTGCAACGCGCCCAGACCAACCGACTGATCACCGAGGCACTCAGGGCCGGGATCATGGAGGGCCGCAAGTTCCGGATTCGAATGCCGCTTCGAACTTCGTATCCTGTTCCGCACTACAGACAAAAGATCAGCCCATGACCTATCGTTCCAAATACAAGCCCACCGTCGTTGTCGAGTTCCTGTCCGAGGCCGAACTCCGCATCGGTGAGATCCGCCGCCAGGCCGTGGTCTACACCCGCAACGGCAGGAACTACGTCCGCCCCAAGGCCGAGTTCCATGACAAGTTTTCGCTGGCAGTCTCGACCGAGTCGAAGTAACTGTCAGCAGTCGCCGCGAGGTGACAAACGGGTGTAGCAGCCCAAAGCAGAGATGAACCACATCACCGAACCTCCAATCCAGCCAATGCCGGCGGGTTTCCTTGAAACGCAACGTTCAAGGCTGCACCCACTGCTACCCGGTGTTGGTTGGATTGGGGATTCAAGGACCCCATGAGCAACCTTTACGTCCGACTTCATTCGTCGTTCTGGACGCACCGCAAGACGTTGCAACTCAGGCGAAAGCTTGGAGATGCAGCGTTCTGGATACCGCCACGCCTTTGGTCGTTTGCGGCCGAAAACGCGCCCGATGGAGACCTAAGCAACTATCAAGCAGAGGATCTCGCAATGCTTGTGCAATACTCGGGCGATGCTAGGTCGATGCTCGAAGCATTGCACGAAGCAGGTTTCCTAGAAAACGGTGTCATCCGAAATTGGGAGGAACGAAATTCGTTTCACGTTACGAACCACGACCGCGCCAAAAAGGCAGCCGAAGCTCGTTGGGCGAAGCGAAATGAAAAGCTCTCTGAGAAGAAAGAAAGAGACATTGAAAAGGAAAAGGAAAAGGAAAAGGAAAGTAAGCAAGCATTGACCAAGCAATGCTTGGCTGATGCTCCAAGCATAGAGGTTGAAACCCTCAAGCTCCGCATCGGCTCATGGTTCGGCCGACGACCGACAACCAACTGGTCCGAAAAGGAAACCAAGGCCATCAAGGCCGTGATCGCGCTTCGAACACCGCCCGAGGACATTGACGCCTTGGAGATCCGCTACAAATCCGGCAACGAATACCTCCGCCGCGACATACTGACCTTGCTGAACAACTGGAACACCGAAATCGACCGCGCCAAACAACCCGAATCGAAAACCCCACAGACCCATGGAAACAGCAACGACCCTATCGCTCGCCGAAACGCTGCACTCGGTGACATCGCTGCTCACTCAGCCGACGCCACCCGCCGTTCCCGGGAAATCGACCTCCTCCACGACCTGCGCTATGAGCAAACTGGGAAAACTCCTTTCGATCCGTGACTCGGAGGCGTTCCGGGCAAAGGTGATCGGGTTGGACGAATCCGCGCCTTTGCCGAAGCGCCTTTCCCGCTACGTCGAGGCCTGGATCAAAGCCGCGGCCATGAACCGCCGAGAAAACGGGACGTGGATGGTCATCTCGGGCCCGCCGGGTGTCGGCAAAAGCCATTCTCTGAAGGCCGCCCGGACGTTCATCGCCAGCCACGCCGTGGACGTTTACGGGGAGTTTTGGAAGGCACCGCCGTCCGTCGTTTGGGCCGCGTGGTCCCGGATCATCGAACTGGATGACGACGAGTGGACGGACTGGCTCTACGATCTCCGCCGCGCCCAGGTGGTAATCCTGGACGACGTGGGATCGGAAATCGACCGGTTCAAGACCGGGGCGCCGGCCGAACGGTTACGGGTCGCTCTCGAGACCTGCGAAAGCCGGTTCCTGCTGATCTCCACCAACGTCCGCTCCGAACAATGGGCGGCCAACTTCGACGAGCGGGTCAAAAGCCGGCTCCACCGGGCGGTCGTTCTCGACATGACCGGCGCCGAAGACTACCGGCCCAAGCTCAAAACCGCATAGCAAACCACCAACTTCAAGACCGAACAGAAACCACAATCGAAGACCACATGATCATCGCAAAGATAGACGTTACAAAGCTCGACAAAGCCCACTTTTTCAAAGGGCAGAAGGGCAACTATGCAGACCTCGTCCTGATCCCAAACAAGGACGGAACCGACCAGTACGGAAACGACGGGTTCGTCTCCCAGGGCGTGAGCAAGGAAGCCCGGGAGAAGGGAACCAAGGGGTCCATCGTTGGCAACTACCGGAAGATCAACAAGGGTGGGAAAGATCCTGGCGCACCTCCGAAGGCTGCAAAGCCTGAACCTGCATTCGATGCCGAAGACGACGTGCCTTTCTGACCTATGGCATCCAAGCACTACCTGACCCGCAAGGTCCAACCGGGTGAGATCCAGCCCCAGGCCGATCCGATCCTGGCAGCCCGAGCCCTGGCCGAAGCAGACAGCCTCGTTGCCTACGGCATCCGTCGTGGCCTCCTGTCCTATCCGGCCGGCACAAAGTTCGACGACGATGGGCGACCCATCCCGAAGCTATTCACGCCCGAGCGCACCTACACGAAGCCCGTGGAGGATTACCCGTGCCTTCGAGCCTACCTCCTGGCCGACAATGGGATGCCCCACGTCCAGGTCGCCAAGGCGATCAAAGCATCCTCCGCCAAGGTGGGGGCAATAATTGCCCACGGCAAAGCGCTCTACCTTGCCCAAAGAGCGTCGTTGATCCCTTCCAAGGGTGGACAGGCAGCCAGTCAAACAAAACGCGCCAGCGGGCAGCCAGCGAACGGGGCGGGGCCATGCCGGGACCGGGTCACCACCCCCCAGGTGGGAACCCTCCGGTCAAAATCGGCAAACGCAGGGGCCAAAGCGGACCTGAAAGGCCCTGAGCGTAAACCAGCGTTAAACCGGTAAACACCCCCCACCACCCACCCATGAAAGACGCTGCCCAATACGTTGCCCTCAACATCGGCCACCACCTGATCAAATGGGCAATTTCCCGAATCAGGGCTGGAACGATGACCCCGGAGCAATTCGCCGCCCAGCATTCCCCGAATGCTAGGCCAGACGCCCCGGTGCTGAGGACCATCAGCCTCGGGATTCGCCAGATCATGCACGAAAAGCCTGAGAACCTGCCGGAGACCCTTCGATGACCCAGTCGGAATACGTCAAGCACTCTGGCCTGACCAAGGGGCGGGTGTCCCAGTTGGTGAAGGCCGGGATGCCGTTGACCTCCCCGGAGGACGCGGACCAGTGGCGTGGAATGTCTGCCCAGAAGCGGGCCGGGAACATCCCGAAATCTGGTTCGGGATCATCCCCAGATCCTGGACCGTATCGGCCACCAGAGGCTCAGGCCCCGACAGACCCAAACGTGGTCTCCGCGGACACTCCGCAGGGAGCCTACGAACGGCAGAGGCAGATTGAGCGGGCGGCCTACGCGCTGACGGTCAGGGCTTTGAAGGCTGCCCAGCCCGATGCAGGTCGCCTGGTGTCGATCCATGCCCAGGCAGCCAGAAACCTGACCCAGGCCCGGCAGGAGGTCATTGCCCTGTCAGAACGCGAGCGGACCCTGGTCTCGGGGGACTGGGTGCGAAAGGTCATGACGGACCACGATGGCGCAGTGTCGATGCTGCTGAAGTCGATGCCAAAACAACTCTCGGGCCGAATCGCGCCCCATGACCCTGAACACGCAGAAAAGGAGCTTGAACGCTGGGTTCAGGAGGTCGCCCTTGCCACCCTCTACCAAACCAACCCCTGGAAATGAAGAAAACGGAACACCAAATCGAAGAGATCCCCATCGGAGACCTGATCCCATACGCAAACAACAGCCGGACCCATTCACCTGACCAGGTGGCCCAAATTGCGGCCTCAATGGTCGAGTTCGGATGGACCAACCCTGTCCTGATCGACGCCCGCGGGACGATTGTCGCAGGTCATGGTCGGGTGATGGCTGCCCGCAAACTCGGGATCGAAATGATTCCATGCATCCGCCTGGGTCATCTGACCCCTTCCCAGGTGCGAGCCTACGTCATTGCCGACAACAAGCTCGCCCTCAATGCCGGGTGGGACGAGAAAATGCTGGCGGCTGAATTGGCAACCCTGAAGGAAGACGGGTTCGAAATGGACCTGGTCGGCTTCTCGGATGACGAGATCACAGACCTGATCGGTTCGCTCGACGGGGAGGCCGATAACGCCTATTCGACCAAAATCAAGGGTCTGATCTATGAAATCACGGGAGACAAGCCAAAGCTCAACGAGATGGTCGATTCATCGAAGGCATCCGATTTGATTGAGGAAATCAATGCGGCCGAGATTGACCTTGAAGCAAAGTCACTGTTGCTGGCGGCAGCCAATCGACACGTTGTATTCAATTACGGCAACATCGCCGAATATTACGCCCACGCCCCGCGGGAGGTTCAGCAATTGATGGAACGATCAGCCCTGGTGGTTGTCGACATGGATTCAGCCATCGAAAACGGTTACGTCGAGATGACCAAGACCATTGAGGACATTCAAAAACGCGCTCAAAATGGATAACGACCTCGGCACTTTTGCTGTCTTCATTCTGACCCATGGCAGAGCGAACAACGTCAAAACAATCAGGACACTCAAAAGCCACGGGTACACCGGGCGGGTCGTCCTGGTCGTTGATGACGAAGACAAACAGGGGGCCGACTATCGGAGGAACTTCCCCGGCATGGTGGAAATGTTCTCGAAGGCTGAGATCCGAAAACGCATCGACACTTTCGACAACATCCCGAACAACCTGACAATCCTCCACCCTCGAAATGCGTGTTTCGATATCGCTGAACGCCTGGGAATCAGGACTTTTGTCCAACTGGACGATGACTACATGTCGTTCATGTCCCGATATGCGGAGGACGGGAAGCTCAAGGGCCAAAAGGTCAAAGACCTGGACTCGATATTTGCTGCCGTTACAAGGTTCTTTTGGTCCACCAGTGTGTCGTCAATCGCAATTGCCCAGGGTGGCGATTTCATCGGTGGTTTGAAGTCTGGGACCGTCTACAAATCGCCGATCTATCGAAAGGCGATGAATTCGTTTTTCTGTTCTCCAGAAAGGCGTTTCTCGTTTGTTTCCCGCATGAACGAGGACGTTTCAACATACACGACACTCGGCTCCCGCGGTCATCTTTTTATGACGACGTTCGCTGTGATGCTGACCCAGGCTCAAACACAGTCTCAAAAGGGTGGGCTGACAGAAATGTATTTGCAGCATGGAACCTATGCGAAGTCGTTTTACACGGTGATGACGATGCCTTCATCTGTGAAGGTGGGTGCCATGAGTGGAACGGCGCACCCACGCATCCACCATTCGATCGACTGGGACACTACGGTGCCAAAAATCGTCCGTCAGATTCACCAGAAACAAGCCTGACACCATGCTGACAGATCTCGAACGCGACCTGCTGGAGTTTCGGCGCGGACTCTATCGTCCGACCCCGCGTCAGACCGTGGTTCAGTGGGCCGAGGCCAACCTCAAATTAACCTCGCGGCAGACGGAACACCCTGGACCATACTCGACCAGCGTCCGGCCATACGTTCGGGAGCCGTTGGAATGCTGGAAGGACTCAGGGGTCGTCGAGATGACGCTCTGTTGGGGCAGCCAGACAAGCAAAACAACGACTCTGATGGCTGGGCTGGGTTGGATGATCGACAACGAACCGTCGCCCGCCCTCTGGCTGATGCCGACCGAGAACCTGGCCAGGTCGTTCTCGAAATCCAGGTGGCTGCCGATGCTGGAGGACTGCCCGGCCCTGGTGGCACACTTTCCGACAGATCGGGACAAGCTGACAAACCTGGAACAGCACTTCGACCGCTCGACGTTGACCTTCGTGGGATCGAACAGCCCTGCCAACCTGGCATCGCGCCCGGTTCGCGTCCTGGTCGCCGACGAGGTTGACAAGTTCGCCCAGGCATCTGAACGGGAGGCAGATGCCTTGGACCTGGCCGAGCAGCGACTGAAGGCATTCAGTTCGTCGAAGCTGTTCCTGACCTCGACCCCGACAACCACCGAGGGCCGAATCTGGCAACGGTTCCTGCGTGGGGACCAGCGTCGGTTTTACATCCCATGCCCGCATTGCAAGGTGCCGATCCGGCTGGAATGGAGACAGGTCAAATGGGACGAGGCCGCCAAGTTGGAGGATGGCAAATGGGACTTCGGCAAGGTTCGAGCCTCAGCCCGGTACGAATGCCAACTCTGCAAAGGGTCGATGACCGACGCTCAGAAGGTCGCCGGACTGCGTCACGGCCAATGGATCGCCGAGAACAAAGGGGCATTGCCCGGGGTCCGATCTTACCACCTTTCGAGCCTTTACAGCCCGGATCGAAAATGCACCTGGGGACACCTGGCCGTGCAGTTCCTGGAAGCGCAGGAATCGTTGATCGGTCTCCAGGGATTCGTGAACGGTAACCTGGCGGAGCCTTGGGAAAACCAAGCAGCCCCAAGACAGCGCGAGGAATTGATCGTCGCCGGCACCGAGGGCCTGGCCGACAAGGCGATCAAGTTCCTGACCGTCGACTGTCAGGCTTCCAGCCCGCACTTCTGGTTTGTGGTTCGTGCCTGGAACGAGGACGGATCTTCGAGGGCCATTGATGCCGGGCCGTTGGACACCTGGCACGACGTGAGGGAAAAACAAGCCCAGCATGGGGTCCAGGACGTTCACGTCGTCATCGACTCCGGGTATGACGCCCCGAGCGTTTACGCCGAATGCCTCCGATGGGGTCGTTTCTTCCCAAGGTCTGCCCGGGTTCCGCTCTGGGTCGGGTGGATGCCGTCGAAAGGTATGCCACGCAAGGGGTGGCGAAACAGCAAGACCGGGGTCGATGAACCGTTTTTCCTCCGAGGAATTGACCCCAGGGTGGGCGACAATGCTGGGAGACAGGGACGTCTCGAACTCAAGTTGCTGGAGTTTGGGACGGACGTGACCAAGGACATCCTGGAACGCCTCCGAAAGGGCAAGACAGGGACCAGGTGGGAGGTTGCCGATAATGTTGCGTCGCCCGAATACTGGCGGCACCTGGACTGCGAACAAAAGGTGGCCCGGCTGTCGTCCGCAACAGGTCGCACGACCTGGACGTGGCTGCCCCGTTCATCAAAATGGCCGAATCACCTTGCCGACTGCG